GACAACAGATCCCGTTGGTGGTCGATAAAAGCAACGTGGTGAGGGTCGGAAATGCTCGCCTAGAAGCGGCTAGGCAATTGGGCTGGGATACTATTCAGATCGTGCGGACGGAGCTTACAAGCAGCGAGGCAATTGCCTACGCCATCGCGGACAACCGAACTGCCGAGCTTGCCGAATGGGATGATGACGTTCTGGCCGCACAACTTAACGGGCTGCTGGCCGAAGACGAGGAACTGTTAGCATCGGCTGGTTTTACAGACGAAGAGCTAGAAGAGCTTCTAGGCGAGTTTGGCGACGAGGCCGGCGGACTTGGTGCCGAGGATAGTCAGTACACCGCTAAAATCGAGGCGCCGATTTACGAACCAAAAGGGGAGCGGCCACCGCTTAGCGAGCTAACAGACAAGACAAAAACAATCGAGCTCTGCGAAGAGGTCGCAAACGCAGAAATACCAGAAGACGTTAAGTCGTTTTTAACAACCGCCGCACAGCGTCACACCGTTTTCAACTTCCGCAACATCGCAGAGTATTACTGTCACGCATCACCAGAAATTCAGCACCTCATGGAGCGATCCGGGCTTATTATTATCGACTTTCAAAAAGCAATTCAAAACGGATTCGTGCATTTATCTGAGCGGCTTGGGCAGATTGCCGACTTAGAGCTAAGCGAGAACGGCGATGATGCGTGATGATTTTTGTGCATTCATCTTGACGCACGGAAGGCCGGATCGTGTTCACACATACGACACGATGATGAAGGCAGGCTATACCGGCAAGGTTTACATTGTTATCGACGACGAGGACAAGCAGGCGGAAGGCTACCGCAAGCGATTCGGCGACAAGGTATTGCAATTTAACAAGGCGGAATGGGCGGCAAAGACAGACGAAGGCGACAACTTTAATCATCGCAAGGCGATCGTGTACGCGCGAAACGCATGTTGGGATTTAGCAAAGCAAGTCAAGTGTCGCTACTTTGTGCAGTTTGATGACGATTACACATCGTTTTTTATTCGACACAACAGCAAAGGAAGCTATGTAAGTGCAAATGTACGCAGAAGCATAGATAACGTATTTACTGAACTTATTCAATTTCAGCTAAAAAGCAGCTCGACCTCTATCGCAATGTCGCAAGGAGGGGATCACATCGGAGGCGGAGGAACTGAAAATCACAAGGGCGGCCAGCATCAACCATGCTTGCGTAGGAAGTGCATGAATAGCTGGTTTTGTGATGTTGACAAGCCGATTCGATTTTTTGGGCACATGAATGAGGACGTTTCTGCGTATGTTACTTACGGGCACCGCGGAAAATTATTCTTTACCGTAATTCAGGCGATGCTTGTTCAAAAGCCTACGCAAGTAACGCCTGGCGGAATGTCTGATCTTTATTTAAGTAGCGGCACCTATGCGAAATCGTTTTACACCGTGATGGCAAATCCGTCATGCGTTCAGATAGGAGCGATGGGCGACCCGCGAGGCAGCGGCTATCGCATTCATCACAAAATAAACTGGCACAAGGCAGTGCCTAAAATTATCGAAGAAAAGTACAAGAAATGAAAACGACCGTTGTCGTGCCGTGGCACAATCAAAAGCAAATTGAGCTATTCAAAGACGCTTGGCAAATTGACGGCGATCATCGCGTCATATTTCAGCAAGACAAAGACAAAAGCGGATGTGCGTTGACAAAGAATAGGGGAGTCAAGCGAGCGATTAACGAAGGGGCCGAAATTGTAATTGTTTTAGACGACGACTGCTTCCCGCATGATGGTCAAAGCTTTAGCGACTTTATGCAACAGCACGAAAGAGCGTTAGAACCTCAGTCGGTTTTTATGTTTGACGCAGTGACCGAACCGCCAAGTAGAGGGACGCCATACTTTAGCCGAACGATTGAAATGCCAGTTGCGGCTAGCATGGGATTTTGGTCGCACGTCGGAGATTACGACGCCCCGTCTCAGCTTGTTCACGGTGCATTAAAACCGATGAGCTTTGACAGGTCGCCAAAGTTTGGGCGATACTTTCCGCTCTGCGGTATGAACTTGGCTTTTAGGGCCGAAGAGTGGCCGTGGTGTCAGTTTATTAACGTCGCAAGGTTTGACGACATCTGGCAGGGATTTATCTGGCAGAAAAAAGCTTACGCATCCGGGCAGTGCTTTAACCTTAACGGGCCAATAGTCAGGCACTCAAGGCAAAGTAATGTATGGGCAAACCTTAAAGACGAGTCAATCAACCTAGAGCGGAACGAATCGATCTGGAAAGAAATACACAACGCAAGCGAACTTGATTATCAAAAGCTTGTCGATGTGATCAACCTTATCTAAGGAGTCTAATCATTGAACCGCGAACTACAGCTAGAAGCGCGAGCACTTCGGCAACGATGGCCGATAGACGACCGGCAGCGAAACGCGATCATCCGAACAATGCTCGGCATCATGCTAAGTGGCGACGCGAAGCCGAGGGATCGAATATCAGCCGGAAAAGCGTTGCTAGCGGCAGAGGCACAGAACCAAGCGGACGAACATAAGGCGGTAGATGTTAGTCTTCGAACCGAGCACGATCGATTGGATGCGATCGCTAGAGACCTCGGCCTTGACGTCGGTCTTATCGCAAATGCCGAAGGACAGAGCGGCGGCAGCGATAGCGGCGTTGAAACAACAGCCGACGCAACCGATTTACGATGAGCGAGAATCGCAACGTCGCTTAATGGCGGAAAAGCGAGCCGCCGCCCGCGACCTTAAGATTCCTAGTCCCGCAAACATCGACCGCCGCTTGACCGCTGAAGAGTCGGCCGAAGTTTGGTTGCGAACCTATTTCCCGGACACGTTTTTTCAGCCGTTCACGACAGACCGATCGCGAATGCTACAGGCCATCGTCGAGGCCGCAATCTACGGCGGCGACAAAGCGATAGCAGGGGCCAGGGGCGAAGGCAAAACGCGATTGGCGATGTATGGCGGACTCTATTTGATGGTCCGCCGCTTATCGCCTTTCGTTATCGTGATCGGCAAGAATCAAAAAAAATCAGAGGGCGAACTTAAAACGATTCGCGAACGATTGCAACAGTCGGAAATGTTCATTGCTGATTATCCAGAGATCGGCATACCGTTCCGGGCGGTCGGTGCTTGGTCGTCGCGGGCTAGGATGCAAACCGCAGGCGGTAAGCCTACGGGCATCGAGATGGCTTCGGATCATATTATTTTGCCGACGATCAAACGCAATCAACTGTCATCATCGTGGCCTCAGGAAATCGAGCCAGCAAGCTGTGGCCAGATCGTCGCTTCCGTTGGCGTTGATGGATCGATTCGCGGGACGAACTACTACGACCGGCGGCCATCGCTTGCGATCATCGACGACATTGAGGATCGAGAGGCAGCGGCATCCGATACGCTGATCAGTAAAAACGAAGAAATCATTGAGCAAGATATATCGGGGCTCGGGGCTTCGGGTCGCCGAGTTTCGCGGCTAATGCTTTGCACAACTCAAAACCGCAAGTCGATTGCGTACAAGTACACCGACCCGAAACTAAAACCGAACTGGCGCGGCGAGCGGTTTCGGATGCTGGTGCAAAAGCCGGATCGGATGGATTTGGTGCAGCAATACATCGCAATGAGGCAAGAGCGATCGTCAAGCGATCCAGACGCCCGCGAAGCTTTTCGATTCTGGCGAGACAACAAAGACGACATTGAACGCGGGGCGGCAATCAGCAACCCATATAGCTTCGACCAAAGGCCACACGCCGACGGCGAACTACTCGAGCTTTCGGCGATCCAAGCCTATTACAACAAAGTCGCAGACTACGGCGAAAAGGCGGTGGCGACAGAATACGATAACGACCCTCCGCCAGAGACTGGGCCGGTTGGCAACGGCATTTCGGCCGACATCGTATCAAGCCGGATAAGCGGACTGGCGCGGAGACAACTGCCGGCAAACACGGTTTCTGTTACAGCCGCCATTGACCTCGGGAAGTACGCTTGTCACTGGGTTATCTGTGGCTGGTGGAAGGGTGCCGGTGGCGTCGTGATCGACTACGGCATTGCCGAGGTGACAGGGACCGACAACACGACCGACAACGAAGCAAGCGAGCCGATGATTTATAAGGCTTTGTTGCGTTGGCGTGATGAAATGCTTTCGCGTCCGCTTGTTGATGCGTTAGGCGAGGAAAGGCCGATCGACTTTACGTTGATCGATTCGGGCACGTTTACGAACGCGGCTTACGAATTTTGTCGTCAAGTTGGCGGCAAGTTTCACCCATCAAAGGGGCTCGCCAACTACAAGCCACGCCGCACGGCATCGCCGACTTGCATTCCCGGCGAAAGGCTACACGCTCAATTCTTGCCACCTTCGAAAGTTTGGCTATACGAATTGGACGTAGACTACTGGAAGCAATGGGTGCACGAACGATTTTTAACTCCGACATTCGACGAAAATAACATGCTTCGTCGCGGGTCGCTTTCGTTGTTTCATCCAGACGGCAACAAAAAGCACTTGACCTTTGCTCAACACATCGCAGCCGAAGAACTTGTGAGCGAATTCAAAGAGGGCCGCGGATCAAAAACGTTTTGGAATTGCGTCAACGCTAACAACCACTTTTTCGACGCTCTTTGCATGGCATCGGCAGCGACTGAAGTTTGCAAGGTGAAGTTAATCGGCGAAAGCGAGTCGCAGGTTTCGGCAAGGCAAATCAACGCAGACGCACCGAAGCTGATCACAAACAGGGCGAAACCGCACGGAAGATTTAGAACCCGTGCTGGTGGATGGATACCGCAGAGGCGTTACTAGGAGGATAGAGCTAATGAGCAAGCGAAAACAAGCCAAGCAAGAGCAAGAGGGACAACCGGCACCGCCAGAGCCGAAGCGGTTCAACCCGCGACCGTGCAGTAGTTGTGCGGCGATCAGGCCGAAAGGCGAGTCTTACAGCGTCGTCTATGCGACGAAAGGAAGCGTCCGATATTGCAAGTGCAAGTACTGCGGAGCGACCTGGGCGCAGGCTCAAAGCTTTATGGGTGACAACGTTACTACGAGCGTAGTAACTAGGCCCGAAATTCCATTGCAAGCGAACGCGAATGGCTTACCGTTAAGTCATGTCGCAGACCGCCACATTATTGAACCAAATCGAAGCAGCGATCAGCGCCTTGCTAACGGGCGGGGCGTCGTCATATTCAATCGGTAATCGGTCGGTCTCTAAGCTTGATTTAGGCGAGCTGATGGCGCAGCGGGACATGCTCACCCGCCAGCTTGCCAGAGAAAACGGCACCGCGATACGGCTTGGCCGAATGTCGAGGGTAAGCCGATGATCGGGCGAACTCTTGATCGTGCAATCTCTGTTATCGCCCCGCGATGGGCGCTGCGTCGCGCACACGCTCGAAAGCTATTCGAGCGGTCATATCAAGGCGGCGAAAACAACCGCCTCAACTCTAACAAGCGGCCAAAGAATCAATCGGCTGACCAAGAGTTACTTGGCCCGCAGGGTGCCGACTCTTTGAGGGCTTGGGCAAGGGCGTTGGTTCGTGATAACGCCTACGCTTGGGGCGTGGTCGATACGATTGTCTCAAGTGTTGTCGGTTGCGGCATTAAGGCACAAAGCACGCTCGAAACGCCGATTGGCGAAGACGTCGAAAACGTTAACGAGATTCGCGACAAGGCTTGGCAGGATTGGTCGGAAGTGTGCGACGTTAACGGGTTGCACACCTTCGAAGAGATGCAGGCACTTTGTCAACGCGAAATCGTCGAAGCTGGCGAAGTGCTGGTGAAGATCGTCCGAACTAAAAGCCAAGAATTTCGCGGCATTACAAGGCCGGTGCCGCTTGCTCTTGAGCTAATCGAAGCGGATCGACTAGCGACGGACAAAGATCAATACTTGGCACGCAACAGCGATCAGAACCGCATAATTCGCGGCGTCGAAATCGATGACCTCGGCAAGCCAATCGCCTATTGGATTTATCCAGAGCATCCGAACAGCCCATACGTTTTGAGGCGAACGCCAGAACGCATTCTCGCGAATGAAATCATTCATCTGTACCGACGCGACCGAATCGGCCAGAGTCGAGGCGTATCGTGGTTTGCACCTGCGATGCAATGGCTACGCGATTTGGGCGTCTACGTCGATAACGAGCTTCAAGCGTCGGCGGTTGCGTCTTGTTTCACGATGGCAATCAAGACCGAAACGCCGATCAACTCTTTGACCGATCCAGACGGCGGCGACACTTCGGACAAGTCGGGCAATCAATACGACTACTTGCAGCCCGGCATGATCATGCACCTCGGCCCGAATGAGTCGATCGAGTCGGCTAATCCCGGCAGGCCGAACGCAAACGCTGGCCCGTGGATTGAATTGATCCTACGCGGCATCGCGGTTGGCACGGGGCTATCCTATGAAGTGGTCGCCCGCGACTATTCGAAGACGAATTACAGCAGCAGCAGAACGAGCCAGCTTGAAGATCGACGCCGTTTTCGCTGCTGGCAACAATACTTGCGGAACCATCTTTGCCAGCCGATTTGGAACGCATTCTGCGAACAAGCGGCATCGGCTGGCGTTGTCGGATTTCCTACCGCGGTTGAATTGCTTGACGATCGCAACACGGCCGCGCCAGTCGAATGGCAAATGCCGGACTGGGAATGGGTCGACCCAAGTGTTGAACAGCAAACCGCCCAAGCGTCAATCGATGCTTACATGAGCGACTATCAAACAGAGCTTGGGGCCCGCGGCAAGTCGTGGAAAAACGTTTTTTATCAGCGAGCGAAAGAAGATCGGCTGCGTCGTCAACTTGGTCTGTTGACGCCGGCTGAGCAGCAATTGGCAATGGTTAACGCGAACCAGAACCCGCAAGGCCAACAGCCGCCGCAAACCGGCTCTGGCGAGATGCAAGGAATGGGCCGCCTAGCGTTTAAGAACGCGACCAAGGCTATTACCGACGTGCTTAGCGAGATGGCAAGCGGAGCGATTAGCGAAGCAAGGGCGAAGGTTTTGTTGTCCGCTCAAGGGCTATCCGAAGCGAACGTGCAACTGTTGATCGATGACGCAAGAGACGGAAGCGTAAGCCAAGAAACATTGCAGGCAGCGGAGGCAAGCCAGTGAACACGAAGGGCAAATTGCCGCCGGTCAAGGCCGATTCGCTTGTGATGCGATCGCTGGTCATTCGCGCCGAAGGGCAGTCGCTTCGCGTCGTTACGGCCACAGAGTCGCCAGTGATGCGATACGACGAAAGCCGAGGCATGACGGTTGCCGAAGTGCTTGAGATGGACGGTGTCGAAATGAGGGCCGGCCAGACGCAGATCCCGATCGTCGACAGTCACGACGAATCGACCGTCCGAAACATTTTCGGCAGCCTTCGAAATCTTTCGATTAACGGCGATG